TAGTGAAAGGGAACAATTTGAAGAGACAGTAAAGTATCCAGGATTAAATAGAAAAGATAGAAATATATTTAGTGATGGGACCTTGCAGATCTTAACTAATAATATGAATAATAATTTTGATATACAATTTGTTGATCTAATTCCAATATCATTATCAACTTTGGATTTTGATGCAACAGCATCAGAAACTAATTTTATGACAGCAACAGTTTCATTTACATATACATACTACGAAATTAGGACTCCTAATGGGTCTGGAAGAATTGTTGATAGTGCGTGGTATAATCAGTAGTAGAATTATTTTTTTATTATGAACTTAGAGCAAATTCAAGAAATGTGGAAGAAAGATTCTGAGATGGATGCTGATCTTCTTTGCGAAGAATCTCTCAGGGTTCCACAACTTCATATGAAGTATTTCGAACTTTTCAATACGTTTGCACTCATGAAGAAAGAAAATGAGTACAAATTAAAAACACTTATTCGAGATAAGTGGAAGTATTACAAGGGTAAAGCACCCAAAGAACTTTACAAAGAAATTCCATTCGACCTCAAACTTACAACTAAGGATGAGGTCGAAATGTTTTTAGACGCCGATGAAGATATTCAGAAGGCACAGTATAAATTGGACTACATAGAACAGATACTCACCTATCTTGATAGCATCTTAAGAATGGTAAATAATCGCTCCTATCAAATTAAGAATGCAATCGAGTGGGAGAGATTTAAATCGGGAGTATAGAATGAATCTTAAAATTCGTAAGAAGAACGAAGTTTATCTAAAAATTGAAACAGAACCACATATTAATGTTGAACTAGCAGAGTACTTTACTTTCGATGTCCCAAACGCAAAATTTATGCCACAATTTCGCAATCGCGTTTGGGATGGCAAGATTCGTTTGTATTCTCCAGGAACAGGAGAATTATATTGTGGCCTTGTAGAATATCTGGAGGAGTGGTGTAACGAGAGAGGATATACCTACGAGTATACCGATTGCAAATTCTATGGACATCCCCATGAAGTCAATGAAATGGTTTCACCTGAAGGGGTAGTTGGATTTGTGAAATCTTTGGGAATGCCACATCAAGTAAGAAATTATCAATATAAGGCAATTTACGAAGCACTTAAATACAATCGAAGATTACTCCTATCCCCCACGGCATCAGGAAAATCTCTGATGATTTATTCGATCATTCGATATCATGTAAATGCTGGCAGAAAAATTCTGCTTGTAGTTCCAACTACATCTCTAGTAGAGCAGATGTATAAAGACTTTGCACATTGCTATAAAATTTATGCAGGTAGAGAAAAATATGGTATCGATACAGATGTAGTTATTACCACTTGGCAATCTATCTACAAAGAAGATAAGAAATGGTTTAATGATTTTGATGCTGTTATTGTTGACGAGGCACATTTAGCAAAGGCAAAGTCTCTAACTGGCATCATGACAAAACTACATGACTGTAAGTATCGTATTGGTTTCACAGGAACTCTTGATGGAAGTTACACAAACAAGTTAGTTCTTGAAGGAATTTTTGGTATGTGTAATCAAGTTACCAAAACTAATGATCTGATGAAGCAGGGTCATCTCAGTAAATTAAAGATCAAAGTTCTTTTACTAAAGCACAAATTTACTAAGTTTGATTCATATCAAGATGAGATAGATTATATTATTTCTCATCCTGGTAGAAATAAATTAATTCGTAACTTATGTCGAGATCTTAGTGGAAATACTTTGGTACTCTTCTCTTATGTCGAGAAGCATGGGGAAGTACTTTATGATCTCATAAATAGTAAGGTGGGTGACACCCGAAAGGTATTCTTTATTCATGGTGGTGTAGATACAGAAGAAAGAGAATCAGCTAGACAAATCTGTGAACAAGAATCAGACGCGATTATTGTTGCTAGTTATGGAACTTTTTCTACTGGGATCAATATTCGCAATCTTCATAACGTTATTTTTGCATCACCTTCTAAATCGCGTGTTCGTAATCTTCAATCTATAGGTCGTATTCTCAGAAAGGGGGAGAATAAAAATCAAGCAACTCTTTATGATATTGCTGATGATATTTCAAATAGCAACGTGAAAAACTTTACACTGAATCATTTAGTTGAAAGAGTTAAGATATACAATGAAGAAAAATTTGATTATGAAATTATAGATGTTCGATTAAAAGAGTCCTATGATTAGTTATATTAGACATGATGAAGAATTTTACTTTATAGCAAAACTTGTATCTGGCGAAGAAATCGTTGGGCAAGGATTTGCTGTAGAGGAAGATGGGTTAACTCAAATTTTTATTACAGAACCAGTTGAGATACAAGTAATTACAAAATCATCCAATAACTCCGTAGTGAAGGGAGTTTCTATGAATAAATGGATGCAATTCTCTGATGAAGACTTTTTTATTTTAAATGAAAAGGATATTATCAGTATTGGTGGGTTGAGTGATGAAATGATTCACATGTATAACTTATTCATTAAAAAAGCATCCTCCAACCAAACGGTAGAAGATGCTATTGAAGAACACGAAGTAGAATTAGATAATGAAATGGGATACGTATCTAGTGTTAGTGAAGCAAGAAAAAGACTAGAACAGATTTATAATAAAAGCTAAAGTAACCTTTGAACCCTGACAGAGTTATTATACACACTTTTTATATCCTTGTCAAGATAGTTGTAAACCGTTACACTTGACAAGGATTAATTTTTAGGATATACTAACAGAAAATAAGAAAACCTTATGGCGGAAAAGAAAAAGCAACATTATCTAGATAATAAGGAGTTTCTACGTGCTCTTATAGAATATAAAATATGTGTTGCAAAAGCAGAGAAAAAAGGTTTACCAAAACCAAGAGTCAATAATTACATTGGCGAATGTTTTTTGAAAATTGCCACACACTTATCTTATCGACCTAACTTTATCAATTACATGTATAAAGACGATATGATTTGTGATGGAATCGAAAACTGCATTCAATACGTAGATAATTTTGATCCAGAAAAATCTAGTAATCCATTTGCGTATTTTACTCAGATTGTTTACTTTGCATTCCTTAGACGTATTGCTAAAGAAAAACGTCAAATGGACATTAAGGATAAGTTAATTGAACGTTCTGGATATGAAGAAGTATTTACTTCCGATGGTGATGATTTAAATAATTCATACAGTCAAATTAAATCTAACATTGAATATAGCTATCGTTATTGATTATGAAAGTCCTTGTTATTACTGATCAACACTTTGGTGTTAGGAATGACTCTCAAATTTATGTGGAGTACTATAAAAAATTCTATAATACTGTAGTTATTCCTTTTATTAAAAAATATAAAATCAATCAAGTTCTTTGTTTGGGCGATACATTTGATCGTCGTAAATCAATTAATTTCAATTCCCTAGAAGCAGCAAAGGAGATGTGGTTTGATCCACTTGAGAGCATGGGAGTGAAAATGACCATGCTAGTAGGAAACCATGATATCTACTATAAAAACACTCTCCGAGTTAATGCCCCATCTCTCCTCTTGGGAGAGTACAGCAACATTCAGATTATTGATGGCCCTAGTGAATTCGTTCTTGGTGATCTGTCTGTACTTGGGATCCCTTGGATATGTGATGACAATCGATCCAGAGTTTACGAACTTCTGGAAAAATCTGTGTCACCTCTCTGCGTGGGCCATCTTGAGTTTAACGGTTTTGAGACTGTGCCTGGAGTTGTAATGGATCATGGAATTGATATGGGTCCATTTAAAAAATTTGACAAAGTTCTTTCAGGACACTTTCATACAAAGTCATCTAAAGGTAATGTTAATTATCTTGGAAATCCGTATGAGTTATATTGGAATGATTATCAGTCTCCACGCGGATTTCATATTTTAGATACTGATACTTTAGAGGTTAAATTTTATCGCAATCCTTACACGATGTTTGCTAAAATTTATTATGAAGACAAATTTGAATTATCCGATGCGAGCGATTACTCTGGTAAATATGTCAAAGTAATTGTTCAAGATAAGCAAGATCAACTCAAGTTTGACAGATTGATTAAAATGCTCTATGATGCTGGTGTAGCAGATCTCAAAATCATCGAAGATCTTTCTGTTGAGTTTGAAGGTGTATCTGAGGATGTAGAAACCGAAGATACAATGACAATGCTCGACAAATATATAGATGAAGTAGAGTTTAACGCTGATAAAGAATCAATCAAGACTACCGTGAGATCATTGTATCTAGAAGCTTGTGAGGTCTAATGTACGTATTAATTTCCAAAAAAAGTGGTGGTGTTTATGCCGTAAGAAATAAAGACGGTTTAAAAACTGTGCAAATCTTCGAAGATGAAGATGATGCAGTGCGTTATCATGGACTTTTACAAGCAGAAGATTTTGATGAAACTTTAGAAGTTACTGAGGTTGATGCTGAAACTGTAGCACAAAATTGTTCCGTATATGGATATAATTATTGCTACGTTGAACCTGATGATATTGTATTTCCTCCCAAATGATTATTTTTAACAAAATTAGGTGGCGTAACTTTCTTTCTACTGGAAATAACTTCACTGAACTGAGACTTGATGATAGTCCATCTACTCTAATACAAGGAACTAATGGTGCTGGAAAGAGTACACTATTAGATGCTATTTGTTTTGGATTGTTCAATAAACCATTTCGTAAAATTAATAAACCTCAACTTGTTAATAGTATTAACGAGAAAGAGTGTGTAGTAGAAATTGAGTTTACCCTTGGACAAACCGAATGGAAAGTTGTAAGAGGAATTAAACCCAATAAGTTTGAGATCTATCGAGATGTAAAACTAGTAGATCAAGTTGCAGCTACTTCTGATCAGCAGAAGTGGTTGGAGCAGAATGTTCTGAAGATGAACTTCAAGAGTTTTACTCAGGTTGTTATTCTTGGATCATCCACCTTTGTTCCATTCATGCAACTGACACCTGCACATCGTCGTGAAGTAATTGAGGATATCCTAGATATTCAGATCTTCTCTACGATGAACATTCTTCTTAAGGATCGTTTACGTCAGGTTCAGGAACAGCAGAGAGAATGTGGATACGAACTCAAGTCTGCAGAAGAGAAAGTCAAGATGCAGGAAGAGTACATTCGCAATTCGCAAACAACGAATGAGAGTGAAATTATCAACAAGCAGAATCAAATTGCTAAGATCGAAGAAGAAATTTTTGATCTCCAAAAGCAAATTAATATTCTTGAAGTTGAGAAAATAGATATTGAAACTGAGATTGCTCAAGTGGGTGATATTAAAACTCAGATGAGTAAATTGGAAACTCTATATCACAAGATCTCTCATAACAAATCTTCTACGGAGAAGGAACTTGATTTCTTCCAGGACAATAATAACTGTCCAGTCTGCACACA